GCGTTAGATACACACACTCTTATACACTCTAGTTCAGGTTCAGTCAAGCGAACCATTTCCCAATCAATTTTATTCATCTATTGTTGTTCCTATACTGTATAGCATCTTTGATCTGATTGTATTCAGATGACTTACCGCTATCGTCAGCAGACATGACCTCTTCAAACCCTGACTTCTCTATAATTTTTTGTCTTATCTCTAGTTGTTTCTTTTCTTTTTGTATTCTACGTAAGAAAGCATAGTGTATGATCTGTGTAAAATATGCAAAAGGATTACTTGACTTCTCTGGATTGAAGTTGTTTATGTACTGTACACAGTTCTCATAACCATCAGCAATCATATCATCCTTGAACATATAGTTCACGAAGTTTGGTTTGAATGACAGGTGTGTGGCAATCTTTAGAAAGCATTCACCAAGGTAATTAGGAATTCTTGGCTTAGGAGTACCATTCTCCTCTGCTTCCCTGACATTCTTTTTGTATTCAACAATAGCATATAAAAACTCTTTGTTGTTTACGTAATGTTCTGATCTCTTACGTACCATTTTTGTTCGTTTGTATACAGAAATTATAGCACCACTTGACAACTATGGCAAATACCTGTACACTAACAGTGTTGCTGTTTGGGGGACAAGCTATAGGTCTTTTTTAGGTTCTTTAGGTTCCTTAGAGGCACTCTCGCCATCATACAGTTTCTTGATCAGATCTCTTGCCTTATCTACGGAGTTGATATATCCCATATCCTTTGTAATCTCAGGATGCTTACGTTTGAAACCTTCATCTACGATGGCATTGTAGGTATCAATAACTTGTATATCTTTTATTTCAGAGAGAGTGATCACTTTATCAAGTGTTAATATGAACACATCTTCATCACTCATTTTCATCCAAGGTTCAAACTTATATCCCAAAGGGATATTCGCTCCATGGGAGCGAACCTCTTGGCAAACTACAGGGTTGTCTATTATTATTTGTTCTTGCTGATTAGAATAATCCACTACAACTTTTGACAGTATCTCTTCTCCACTCACCAATTTTATTGACGCTATGAACTCGTCATAAGGATCTGTGTCCGTATCAGATTTTGATCTGAATAATTTCATAGTTAAATTTTTCCTCGTTGTAGTACTTGATACGTTCAATGAGATGGTTCAACGTGTAGTTTTGTTTTGAACCTTTCTTACAGTCGTCTGCTATATCGTATAGCGTTGCTGTGAGTTTACTATCACTCTTCCTTAGAACTCTACCTATAGACTGTAATGTTCTAATCCTAGACTTGCTAGGTGATGCGAAGATTACATTATGTAGATTCTTTATGTTGATACCTGTAGAAAATGTTCCAAAGGATGCAATGATGATAGCATCTTTTTCTTTCTCAGTAATTTCTCTTACTGATTCTCTTTCTTCTGCATCAACACCACCATGAACAAAGAAGACTTGGCGGTCATCTGTATTTATTATACCGTGTAACACCTCTCCATGGGTGGCAACCCTACTGTATAGTATCAATGTGTTACCTTTCAAGTCGTGGGTTAGGTTCTTGATAAAATTATTTCTTTTTTTATGAGATATAAGATGCTCTATTTCATCTTGATAAGTATCAAACACTACAGGATCATGCTTGAGTAATAGTATCTTGATGCTAAGAGTTGCTAGATAACCTTTCTCCTGTAGTTCTCTTGTGTCCACGATTTTATAAGAGGATCCGAATAGACCTTCAAGTACCCATTTATGAGTCTGAGTACCATCGAGTGTACCCGTGAACCCGTACCTATACTTCGTGTCATACAGTTTTTGCATTATACTTACTAATGATTTAGACTTGAACTGATGTGCCTCGTCACCTATGACGACATCAAACTTCTCAAACCATGACTTAGGCAGTTTGTATATTGATTGCCAAGTTGAGACTATGACTGGTTTCTTACTCAGTAGATCCTTGCCTGCATATATTTTATGACAGTATGTGTCTGCATCCCATCCATACTCAGCAAAGTCCTTATACATCTGCTCGACAAGAGAGGTGGTTGGTACTATAATAAGTGTTGACCTATTGAATTCTGTGTGGTATCTTGTAATGGCATATATCATCAACGACTTACCAGACCCTGTAGGTGATATAATTAGTCTTCTATTCTTTTGCAATGCATCAAACACACCCTCAATCTGATAGTCACGAGGTTTGTATTTCGAGATGGCCGTTAGGTAGTCCTTTACTCCCTCATGAGAGATTCCTTCCGTCTCTTGATAGGGCAAACCATAGAACTTGGAGTTCTCAAATTCATACTCGTAATTGTATCTCTGACAAAATACAACAATCTTATCAAGAAGACCTACGTAGATTTCATTCTTAGATACATTATATAATCTTATCTTACCATCCCAATACTTATTTCTATACTGTGGCATGAACTTAGCACCTGGCACATCAAATGTGAACTCGTCTGCTAATTCATTTCCAATGTGAGGTTCACACTGTACTTGTAAAAATACTTCGTTCTTCTTTTTGATAACAAGATCAGCCATAACCAGAAGAGAACCGTCGCCACTCAATTGCATTCTTTATTTGGTAGGTTCTATTAGTGACTTGCCTGAGTATCTCTTCCAGATACTTGAGCATAGTGTCGTAGTAATCAATCTTTAGTTTTAACTTGCTCAGTTTTGCATCTGAGTCAAGATATAACTTGAGGTCATCTTTGTCTCTGACCTTGTAGGGGAAGGGTTCTGCAGCGTATATATCGCTTGTTGCTTTCCCTGTGTAATACTTACGTCTGTCTAATAGACTACTCGTATATACTGCCTCATCACGTTTACGCATGAGAAGTATTGTATTATATAGGTCGTAATATTTGGCATGCAGTTGGGGTATTTTTAGAGACTCAGTATCAAGTTCATCTTGATTCATCTTTGAGTCTTTCTCCCATATGTCCTGTATAAACTCTAGAGATAAAGGGTTAGACTTTCTTTCCATTTACGTCAATCACATCAAAAATAGTATAGCGGAAGGTAGCACTTGCTGTATAGTATTGCTGCTCTTCTATTGTAGCATCGAAGGGAATGCCTGATAACGACACAGGAAATACATCCTTGAATTTTATATTCACAGTAGGATTATAATCACTGCTTAGTATCATAAGGGTAGCGTCTGATCTTTCATTGAAGAAGTCACCTGGCACTGCTGGTTCTGGCAGCATATTATTTTGGTTTCTTAGTTCTTGGAACTGATCTAATGACTCAGGGAATCCTAGTTGTGTCATCCACTGGTATAACTGTAGATAGTTTTCCATATCTTCATCAACAATAAAAGTGATTGACAAATCACCATAGGTAAGTTTGTCACCTGGCACTGGTATGTCTTTCAAATATGATGTCTGCTCTGCAACACCCAACTCTACGGATGGTATGTTTGCAGTGTTGCACATGAAGTCCACCATAGGGCATCGGTTCAAAAGAAATTTGAATCCAACAATAGACAAAGGATTTCTGTTAGAAACCTCTGAAAACTTACTAGGGTGTACGACTTTTCTGGTTGGCATTAGCGACGTAGCGTTTGAAGATACTCTATGACATGCTCACGAATCCACATCAATTCGTTATAACAATCTTGGTTGTGTGCACATCCTCTCAGTTTAGAGTCGGGTGAGTGGACAGATTCAATAAAAATATCGAGACCTCGGTTCCATTTCACATCCTGTGACTCTTGTACATCAATCGATCCTTGATCTTTCATAATTTTAAGTACTAACATATTTATCATAGCATAAAAAAAGGACTGCAACTGCAGTCCTTTGAAAGTATATAAGCGACTCGCTTACATAAGGTTTGTAACTTTAACTCTTCTGTAGTATCTGTTACTGTTAGCAGTGATTCTACCAAGACCTTGTGTTGTACCTTCAGCAAATGGGTTGGAAACCATACCATATCTGGTCTTGAATCCAATTTTTGGCTGGAAGGTGTCTTGTCCAACTGCTCTTACCATCTGTAGTGGTACATAAGGGCAGTAGAAAATACCTGCGTCATAAGGTGAAGTACCTTTGTAACCCATAACGTAGTACTGGTTAGCGTCTAAGTTAGCAGCGAATGGATCGATGTAAACTTTGTATCTACCGTTTAGTGTACCAGCGAATGTGTTACCTGTGTCATCAACAGTCAAGTTGCTGTTTAGTGCAGGTGTATAGTCTAACTGACCTGCTGCTGTTAGTGCTGATGCTACGTCTGCAGAACATAGGATGATGTTACCCTTTCCACGACGAGTTCTTTGTGCGATTGCGTTAGCATCTCTTTCTAACTGGAAGATCATACCTTTGAACTTCTCAACCATCCAACGACCATTACTGTCGGTGTCTAGATCGAATATACCAGTTGATGCTGTGTTTGTTTGTGCACCTGCTTCAGCAACCTTGTAAATTGTTCTAACGATCTCTCTGTTGATCTCCGCAAGGATTTCAGTTGAAAGAATGTTAGCAAGTTCTGCTTCTGCATCTAAACCATGAATCGCCTTCAAGTCTTGAGCAAGTTCTAAACTGTACTCTGCCTTTAGTGCTCTTGACTTAGCAGTAACCGAGACCTTCTCGATACTGAATGCCATCTCACGGAAGTCGTTGTTTGTGGTATCATCACCTAACTTTTCCAAGTCTTGTGTTTTGAAACCTTGTCCAACACCGTAAGCATTGTCTGAACCACCATTCAATATGCTTGGGTTAGTACCACCTTGAGCAGTTGTACCAAAACCAACAGATGTTCCACCGTCTGTAGCACCAGTATAGTCACCCTGTGTAAGAGTAGCCTTATTATTCTGTGCTGAGAACGCTGAATCTGGTTCGTTGAATAATGCTTCTGTTCCGTTCTGATTGTCGAAACGTGATCTCATTGCGAAGATCAATCCTGTAGGACCGTTCATTGGTTGAACGCCTGCTAGATCGTATGCCACCAAGTTAGGCATTGCTCTTCTAATCAATGAGATTAGTACTGGGTCGAAACCAGCTACAGGTCCACCTGTTGCAGCAGAACCAGAGAAACCTGGATTACCTGTGCCTGATGGGTCTGTGTTTACTGTAGGAGGTGCTTCTGATAAGAATGCTCTCTCCTCTCTTAAAAATCTTTCTTGGTTTTCTAGAAGTTGTGCGGTAACTGCTTTCCTATGGTTGTCCTTGATATTCTCAAGTCCTTCGGCCTCTAGGAGAGGAGCCCACTTCTTCTGGAGTTGTCCAGAGTTAAACATTTGTGTTTACCTTGTAAGTGATAAGGATGGATTTAATTTATTGGAACTTGTGAAGTGCCTGAAGGTACTGACCCATTGCTGGGCTTACGTCTTCGTTGATAGAAGTCTCTTCAGTGACTTCTTGGGACTCAGTAACGGGTTTCTTAGCGAAGTAAGATTCCTTTAATGTATTGAGTTTTTCCCTGTATTGTTCTTCACTCTCAAACTCAACACCTTTAGCTAGTTCGGATAGTTTCTCCTTTTGGGATAATGCTAACCCTGCACTTGCTTCGTCAAGGATGTTGTCTGATACAGATACTGATAAACGCTTGGTCAAAGCGACATTGCTATCAATCTGCTCGTTTAGTTTAGTCTCCATTTCATCTAGTTTGGTGACCATTGCCTCAAGTACATCATATTTTTCCTCAGGGATTTGTACATAATGTTCTTCAAAAAGACCTTTGAGACCAGTCATGAAGGATTCAGAGAGTTCCCCTCTGACCCCCGACTCTACTTGGAGTGCATTTTCAGTAATCCACTCTTCTGACACATAGTGCAGATAAGAGTCTACTCTTTCTTGGAGAGTACCTTTGTAGGCAGATAGATCTTCCTCTATTCTGGCCTGATACTTCTCTTCGAGAGAATTCTGTAGCGATACAATCTTCGACTTGATAGTCGCTTCAAAGATTGTTTTTGCTTTTTCTTTGAATGATTCAGAGAGCTTCTCTCCTTCAAACAATGCTGTTACATCTGAAGAAAGATCAATATCGATCTCTTGAACCTCATTCTCTACGACGGACTCGCCTTCGGCTTCGACTTCCTCGTTGGCACCTCTACCATATCCAGTAGATTTCATACCAGTAGAAACATTACCTAGAGGACCGTCTTGCTTGACAGTTCCAGCAGTTCCTTTGGTTTGTACATCACCTTGCTGTGCAAACTTTGCTGAAGGTGTCTTCAACTTGTTGCTATCATCTGTAGGTTTTGCATTTTGTGGTGTAGGACCTCCTAGGTCTTCGACACCAGTGCCCCCTGCGTCGGGTACGTAGTTAGGAGTGGCAGGCATTGTTTCCGCAGGTTTTGATCCCTTGGTGACCTGGTTCTCCATTTCATTTAGTTCGCTGTTACTTGCGGTCATCTTTACCAGTCCGTATTTCGTAAGAATTTACTGTAGTTATTTAGACAATTATAGATCTGACAAGAACTTTTGGAATAAATCTAACTTATGTTCCTCAAGTTTATTTTGATCCACCAGAGTATTTATACTCTTCTTAGCATTATGTAAATGTTTTTCACGCAAAATAGATCCTTCCCAGACCCATTCCTTGCCTTCCATTACACCGTCTACGAATGCATCGGGTGCTGATGGATCTGCAACTATATCTGCTGCTGTTGCCAGCATAAAATCTTCACCCACATAAGATACTCCCTCATGTGTGCTTATTGATCCCATACCTCTAGATGATACACCTAGTTTTACACCCTCACCTAATAGTGATTGTGCAATCTTACCCATGGGTGTAGATAAGATCTGTGCCTTACCCATAAAGTTGTTTCCCTCTTGCCTTAGTTCAACAATCTTATGTGATACACGGTCAAGGTTTATTGAAGGTCCGTCTGGATGTCCTAGTTCTCCTAGTGCACGTCCTTTAGATACAAACTCATCACTATATCTTTTGACTTCTTTTACCATAGTGCCAATGGGGTAGCAACGTTTGTTGCGGTTCACCATTTCTGCTTGTAAAAAAGGTCCTGTAATATAGAGAGTTTTCTTCCCGTCCTTTTCCTCGGTAAGAATATCAACTGATTCGATTTCTTCTGAAATTAACTTCATCCTATTCCTACCTCGTGTATGTGTAATGTGCATCCCGAAGATGTCTCAGGTGCCATCCTAAAGATGACTGATTTAGATAATACAGCACTACCTGTAAAATCTGCTAATGATGCTGTATTTGCTGTGACTGTAATCTCTACCTTGTAATCATTTGTCCTTTGGGGATCTGATATGGCAGTGATAGGCACATGTGCAATTGTGTTATTGTATGTTGCAACTGCAGATCCAGAGAGAGTCACGTAGTCTCCTACTTGTAACTTTGTATCTGTGTGGTCAACAGTTATTACTGCTGATGTTGCTTTACTAATCGCAGAGACTGGTGCTTTGGCAGGGTGTCCGTAACGGAAGAGAAACGAATCTCCTTTTGCTACATGGAACGATCCTACACCTGCTTGGTTTGCAGTGTTGCAAACTGCGATATCACCTGCTGCTCTTGCATCTGAACAGACGACATAAGCGACACCTGTCTTGATTGTTTGGGCAGATGTTACGGCAGAAGTAGCGTTAGCACTATCTAATGCCCCTATGTCCGATACTAATTTAAGTGGTTGGCAACTCATTTGTTTCCTGTTCAGGTTCTTGTTCAACAGCGTCTACTGGTTCTACACCATCACCTACCTCAGGTAAGGGATCTCCCTCATCAGGTACCTCATCTCCAAACAAATCTGCAGCAATATCTGGTGTAACTTTGTCTACCAGACCTGCTGATCTATTATATAACATATCCTTGATTGCATCTGATACTTCCGAAGAGGACGAATCGTTCGCTATCATGTCAATGAGTTTTGCGGAATCCATAATTTAATAAAACGCTAGTTATATTTATATCTTAGCTTTCTTGATGTTTATTTCTGGTGCTTCTGTGCGACCACCGTTCTTCTTATTGTCTAAGTTTGGTTCCTTACCGTTCTTACCTAGTTGATCTTGTTTTGCAACTTCATTGTCTATAGCACCTTGCATCATTTGGTTCTGAGTTTCTAAAGGTACACCGATACCTGCCTCATTCTCTTCTTCCATTTCTTGTGCCATCTCTTCTATCTCTTCATCTGTCTGACGTAAGACTTTACGCTTGACATAATCTCTAGAATAGTATGTGCCGATGTATGGTTCTATAGCAACCATGATATTGAGACGCTCAGTCATCAACTCATGATCCTTGAGTTCTGCAAAATGATTATCATACTTGTAGTCAAACTGTATGTGCTCCGACATCTTCTCCCAGTCCTCAGGAGTCACAATGTTCTTGAGTATAAGTTGTGTCTTGAGTAAGTCTAGGAACAGTGCACTAAATCTCTTTCTCAATCTACCTACAAACTTACTAAACATAAGTTCATCACGTAAGATCTCTGATGATCTACCTAAGTTGAATCCTTGATCACCACCAATACGTGACTCAGGTACGTTGAGTGAACGATATAATTTCTTCTGGAAGTATTCGATATCTGTAAGTTCACCTAAGTTCTGTCCACCAGGCAGTGTAGTAATCTCAGTTCCTCTTCCACCTTCTCTTCTAGGTAACCAGAAATCTTCAAGCATAGACATGAACTTCTTGTCATCCTTGATCTCACCAGTGTTAGCATCATATACTAACTTGTTTCTGTAGCGAGACATTACGTCACGTAAGTATTGCTCTGCCTTTACCTTAGGTAGATTACCAACGTCAATATAAAATATTCTTCTCTCAGGTGCTCTTGATAGTCTGTATATAACAAGAGAGTCTTCAATCATACGTAATTGATTGAGTCCTTTGATTGCCTTATGTAAGTAAGACAGTGTAATTTTTTTATTTCTATCTATCAATCCAGAGTGTATATGAGTTATAGAATCTTTTGCTATTTTTATACCTTTACCTGCAACAGATCCATATCTCTGTGCCATACCCTGTGGGTAATATGTATAGAACTCTTGTACCTTAGTATCTTTTGTGACAGTTGTCTCACCTGAGTATGGTAATACAGGTATTCCTTCTGCTCCCTTAGAACCCCTTTGATTCTTTGGTTGTATTCTCATCAACTTCAACTTCAGTGCATCAATATATCTCAGCTCTTTTATTCCCTCGTCAGGTTTTTTCGTGTCTATCACCTTGTGATAGAATATTCTACCGTCAACGTACCAGTTTCTAAAGATCTCATGTGACTTCTTATCAAACTCCATGATGTCTTTGATATATTTGAACTCGTCTCTTACAACAGTCTTCAATTTATCACTTACATTTAGATTATCTAAGTCTATCTCTACAGGACTGTCGTTACTATCTGATACGAGTGCCTCATTTACCACATGCTCAATGGCAGTATCACACTCAGGGTGTAATGCCATGTCACGGTATCTTTTTATAACATCAAACTCTGTACGAAATACTCCTTCAATGTCAACGTACTGACCATAAAAACCAGAAGACAGAAAATAGTCAGCACCGTCCTCTTTATTAGGAGGAACAGGACTGACTATGCCTTTCGACTTCTTATCTTCATCATCTATTGAGAATCCAAAGAGTTTCGTCATAATATTATTTTACTTGTATTGTCCTATTTATTATACCACAGAATCACTGTTGTTGCCATCGTATGCTTCCCACCACTGTACTTGGAGGGTAACTTGGAACTCTTCTATAGTATCTTGTGTGTCGTAAGATAGTTCTATACCACTTACTGCACTCGGCCAACAACCTCTCATGTTGTATCTTCTGAGTACTGGTAATGTAGCACCACTCTGATCACCTCTGGTGTTCAAGTCAGTTCTAGCACGACCCAGCTGGTTTACTTTCCAGTCAGCGAAATAATCTGATGGTGTGATAGTACCAGATCCGTCAGACACTTTGATAATAAAGTTTGCCCAACGCTCAAATGCTTCTCTTAGTTTGAAGTCACCGTCGTTGACCACAGTGATTGTCCATGGATCGAATCTACGATCACCTGCTACCTTAAGTTGTCTACCTCTGAATGGTACGATAACCTCTGCGATATTAGAGGCAGGTAACTGTGCCCCCTTGATCATCATACGATGAGTTGTGTTCTCGATCTCGTCATCGAATATGCCGACACCTGAAGGGAAGTCCATCTCAACCTCAAAGAGGTTAGGACGAGCACCACCACCTACAAGTCTTGCTTTGAAAGAATCAATTGATCTTTCGTTATTCGGAATGGAGAAAATGTTTCTGTTGATTGCCATAGTTGTGGGGGTCTCCTATTACACTGTTCCTACGACTTCACTGAAGGAAACTCCAGTTCTCGTAGCAACGAAGGTTAGACCAATGAAGTTGATTGATCTTGCTGGCTTTATGAATATGTCAGCGAGGAATTCATTCCTGTCAATAACATCAGGTGTGTTATTGGTCTCATCACAAACAAGTAAGAAGTCTTGTATACCTCTCTTTGCTTGTACATCACGAAGGAATGGTTCGACGATGTTGATGAAGTTTGATCTTGTGCCTGCATCGTTGAGTTCAAATAGAACTGACTTAGCAGCGTTCTCAATTGCTTGCTCGATTGTGATGAACAGTCTTCTTACGTTGATTCTGTCAAAGGCAGACTCAAACGCTAGAGCAGTCTTGTCACCGAACAGTATGATACCGTCGCCAGGTTTTGATGTGATTGGGTTGATTCTGTTAGAATACAACTGGTCTCTCGCATCCTGACCAGGATTGAATGCTAGTTTGATAGC